TAAATATGCCGCTTACCGTCTTAAACCTGATGATTCTAAAGTTATTCGCCTTGATAATGACTATTATGTTATATCAGCTACGTTATATCTTATGATTCGCAGGTATTTAGTTGCACTTAGAAAAGGAGATGGTTCTTCTGAGACTTTATTCCATTTATGATTCCAAGGCTGAACAGTTCAGTCCTCCGCAGGTTTATCATAACGATATGCTTGCTCTGAGAGCTTTCGAAGGTATAGTCAATGATGATAAAATGCTTATTAAAAAGTATCCTGAAGATTTTACTTTATATTATGTTGGCAATCTCGGTGACAGCGACGGTCGCTATTACATTGAGAATTGTGACGAGTCCCGTATTCCTGTCATGGTTGGTCGCGCCGTAGAATATGTGCAGCCTGTTGACAATGATTCTGTTAAATGATAATCTAACAAAGAGCGTATCAGAAAAAGGACGATCTCGTGGAGATCGCCCTTTTTTTTGTACGCCACGCCCGCCGCGTCTAGGCGCCTGCGAAAGGAGGTGAAACTATGAAATTTAAGACAGCTTATGATCCTGTAGAAGAACATGATCACTGCGGCATTGAGTTCACTATGCCCTCCCTTGCCGTTCAGGACGAGAAAGATGAGACTGATATTAACTATATCGTCAATAAGTATGCAGATGGTCAGAAAGGCATAGCCAATCTGGACCTCGGCGATAGTTCGCAGTATGCTTTTCTTCAGTTCGGAGATGCAACGCTCCCTGGCGATTACAGCACAGCGTTGGAGCTTGTGTCTGGAGTTCGTGAAGAATTCTACAGCTTGCCCGCTTACGTTCGAGCAGAATTTGGTCACGATCCTATGAATTTCATCAACCGGTTGAATGATCCTGCAACGCTCGAATATCTCCGGCAGCAAGGTCTGTATGGTAACAGTCATACCTTTGATAAACCACAACAGTCCGCAAATAGTGAACAAACAAAAGAAAAAATAACACTTTAGAACAAAATAATGAAGAAACACAAAAATAGGCGTCACCGAAGCCAGTTACTACTTGATGTAACTGGCGTAGGTGACGCAAAAATAATCTAAAACCTAATAATAATTTGCTTTAGGTTAATTATTAGGTTTACACTTCGAAGAAGGTGAAATTTTGGCCCGAAAAAAATAAGAGTTCTAGGACATCGCTTCAGCGATGCTCCTGCAATTTACATGAAAAGGTCTAAGTTCGACCGTTCCCATGTCTATAAGACAACTTTTGATTCAGGCAGGCTCATACCTGTATTTGTTGACGAGATTTTGCCTGGCGATACTGTGCGTATGTCTGTTAATTACTTCGCTCGTTTGGCTACTCCTATTAAGCCTATCATGGATAATATTTATCTGGACTGGTTTTTCTTTTTTGTACCAAACCGCCTTGTTTGGGAACACTGGCAGAACTTCTGCTTTGAGCAGGAAGACCCTGATGATGATACTGATTATGTCATCCCTACTGTTACTGCTGCTGGTAATTCTGATAATGCTTATGTAGGCTCTCTTTGGGACTATTTCGGCTTGCCCGTGAATACGTCTGGTAATTTATCTGGTATTAGCGCTCTTCCATTTCGTGGTGTATACCTCATTTGGAACGAATGGTTTAGAGACGAAAACCTCCAGAAATCCGTCAAGATTCAGAAAGGCGATACCAATGAAGTATTGAACTCTGCCCGATCTTCTGAGCAGCCTTCTTGGGTTTTCACGTCAGGTACCGACATTGTTCCCGGCTTGGCCTGTCCGCCTCGCGGTAAGCGTCATGATTATTTTACCTCTGCTTTGCCTTGGACGCAGAAAGGCCCTGGCGTTAATATATCCCTTACTGGCAATGCTCCCGTTTTTGGTGATGGTCAGCGTCTTGGTCTCTCTCCTAATAACGCTGGTGAAGCAGTTGGCTATCTTGGAATGACTGATAATGTTGGCGCGATGCTTCGTAATGAAGGTGGTTCCGAATGGGACTCTTGGCAAACTGCTTTTGTTACTTCCGATGGCAGTAAATCAGGCTTGCTTGCTGATCTTTCTGATGTTTCCGCTATCACTATCAACGGCCTTCGCACTGCTTTTCAGATGCAGAAATTCTATGAGCGCCTTGCTCGCGGTGGCAGCCGGTATACTGAAGTGCTTCGCTCTTTCTTCGGCGTTGTCTCTCCGGACGCTCGATTGCAGCGTCCTGAATTTTTAGGCTCCTTCACTAAGATGATTAACGTCAATCCAATAGCTCAGACTTCCTCAACCGACAGTGCCTCTCCTCAAGGCAATCTCTCTGCTTACGGTGTTACTGCTGCTAAGTTCCATGGTTTTACTAAGTCTTTTGTCGAACATGGTTATGTTTTTGGCTTTGTATGCGCTCGTGCCGACCTTACTTATCAGCAGGGTATTAACAAGATGTGGCTTCGCTCTACGGTTTATGATTTTTATTGGCCGACATTCGCGCACCTTGGCGAACAGGCTATTGAGCTTCGTGAGATCTATGCTCAAGGTTCTAAAGATGATGCTACTGTTTTTGGCTATCAGGAACGTTATGCCGAATATCGCTATAAACCTTCGCAGATTACAGGCAAGTTCCGCAGCTCTGTAACCGATGGTAACCTTGACGTTTGGCACCTTTCACAGTTCTTCGAAAATGCTCCTGCTCTTAGCGAGGAATTTATTACGGAAAATCCGCCTATTGAGCGCATTATCGCTGTTCCCAGTGAGCCTGAGTTCTTGCTTGATATAGGCTTCCGTTACACCACTGTGCGTCCTATGCCTATGTTTGGCACGCCTGGTCTTGTTGATCATTTCTAAAAGGAGCTGGTTTCATGTCTTGGCTTTCTAATACTTTAGGCAGCATCGTTGGTTCTGTTTTTGGATCTTCAGTTCAGAATCATTACAATTCTGCTAATGCAGCACAAGCTAACGAGTGGAACGTTGAAAATTATAAACATCGCTACCAGTGGGCCACAGAAGATATGCGCAGCGCTGGTCTTAATCCTGTTCTTGCTGCAACTAATGGTATAGGCGGTTCTATATCTGGAGCTTCAGCTGCTTCTGTAGGTATGAGTGATATTGGTTCTACCATGAACTCTGCTAAAGCCGCTAGTGCCGCTGAAAGGCAGGCTAAGAACGCCGAGCATCTTGCAGTATCTCAAATCGATAAAAACGTCGCAGAAGCCGATTCTGTGCGTCAGAGCACCCATGGTATAGTTCTTCAGAATGGTATTCTTGCGAATGATTTGAATCTTCGTGAGCAGACTTATGAAAAACGTCTTGGTTATGAGCTTGAAAAGATGAATTTGGAGCTTGAAAACCTTCGTCTTCAGGGTTCTTACCTTAGTTCTGGCGTTTTGAACAACATTGCTTCTGCTAATCGTGCTAATTCTGCCGCTGCTTTTGATAATGTCCAAACTGAAATGGCAGGTATGGAACGTGACTTCTATAAAAATCTTGAAAGTCTTACAGGTACTCCCAGGTCTGTCGCTAGCGGTGTTGGTTCTGCTGTTAAAAATATTATAGGCTTCCTCGGAGGCCGCTATCTTGGAAGGAGATAACTTTTATGTCTAATAAAACTACTATGATTCTGACTTTTATTGTTTCTGTTGTTGTTCCTTTTATTCAGGAAGTTGTGGATCTAATTGAAGCTCTTAAAGGTAAAGCTTCTTCGAATACTGTTGCTGCTAAAAAAGTTGCTTCGGACTTTCAAGTCGATGTTGCGCAGCTTGTTGAGCCGGTTGCTGATAAGAGTGATTCTAAAAAAACTGGCCGTTTTTTCGGTTCTTGGAGGGATTCTAAATGAGACGGCGTCGCTTATCTAAACGAGGTTCTCGCCGTCTTTTCCGGCGTACCTCCAAATCTCGTCGTAGAAATTTTAAAAGAGTAGGACGAGGTGGATTTAGGATTTGACATTCTGATTTAGTCCTGATACAATCGGTACAGGTGATTAATATGGTTTGTTATAATCCTATTCTTATGTGCCCGGTCGAAGGAGCGATTACGAAAAATGGAAAGCAGCATTATAGTTTTTACGGTAGCCTTTCCTCTCACCCTGAGCTTGCTGGCGACAGCCGTTTCATTCGTTGTTCTTGTAAACAGTGCATCGGTTGTCGTCTCGAAAATAGTAGACAGTGGGCTGTCCGTGCTGTTCACGAAGCCCGTTCTTCGTCTTCTGCTTATTTCGTTACTTGCACTTTTGACGATTGTCATTTGCCGCGTGATAAAAGCTTAAGCAAGAAATTTCATCAGACTTTTATGAAGAATCTTCGTCGTGAGTATGGCAGCGGTATTCGTTTCCTCGGCTGCGGTGAATATGGTGAACTTCATGGTCGTCCCCATTATCATTACATATTGTTTAATATTGATTTTGATGACAAAATTTTTCGGTTCCGTACAGATGGTTATAACACTTATACTTCTGCTCGCTTTGCCAGGATATGGAAATATGGTATGCATCTTATTGGCGAGTTTAGTTTTGACGCTGCTGCCTATGTCGCCCGTTATATAGTTAAAAAGCAGACTGGAAGTAAAGCCGCGGCTTATTATAAAGGCCGTACGCCTGAGTTTATGCTTGCATCCAATCGTCCTGGTATAGGCGGAAAATGGCTTGAAGAGCATGGTGAAGAGTGTTATGCCAACGATTATGTTGTTATTAACGGCAAAAAGATGCGTCCTCCTCGTTATTATGATAAGAAATTTGATGAAACGCATCCTTACTGGATGGAGTTTATTCGCAGTAACCGTGTTGAGAAGATGCTGCATAACCTGGAGAACAATACTTTTGAGCGTTTGATGGATCGCTGCCGCGTTCAGGAAGGTAAGTACAAGCATTTTCTTGGCAGAAAACTTGACAAGGTATTGTGACTGTGTTATCATTAAGTCGGAAATGAGGTGATGCTTATTAGTGAGTTTAGAGCTGTTAGTAACTTCTGTTGTAAGCGTAATATTCCTTTTTATTATTCTTTTCGTGGAAG